ACATTTAATAATCTTTATTTTAAAAATTATCTTGGCACTTGGGTGCTAGTTGGCAGCAACGCTTGGAAAGCCAGTCATCCTACAATTTTAGGTTCTGCGCAAAATCCAGGAGCACTTTCAGGAACTTTTTCAATCAATGGCACAAACATTACAGCAGTAACTTTANGCGCACTGGTCACTGCCATTAACGGAGCTGGCATATCAGGTGTTACAGCAGCAAGTGTCAACTCAGCGTTGGCAATATTTTCAACCACTAACAATCTTGCAATAGCACTAGTGTCAGGCACAATATTAACAACTTTAGGAATCACAGCAGGCACTTACTACATACCATCAGTGACCACTGCTTCACACACACAGGTTCCATTGTACAAATCTACAGATGCAAATCCAAGACCTACAGGTTCTTTATGGATCAAGATTACTGCACCAAATCAAGGAGCTAGATTCAAAGTTAAAAAATTCAACGGAGTAACCAATCTATTTGAAGATGTGGCAGCTCCATTGTACAACAGCAATGAATCAGCTGTGTACAACTTAGATAGAACAGGTGGTGGAGTCAACATACCATTGGGTGCGTTGTATGTAAATTCCAACAACACCAGTGATGAAGTTGATTACAGAATTTTAAGAAAACAAAATGGTGGCGCTACAATTATCAAATCAAGTGTGATTACCACTCAGTTAGTAGCAGGCAATTACACATTCACAATGGCAGAGTCCAAAGTTAATCAAGAATCTTTAGATGCAGCAAAAACAATCACTTTATCTTCAGGCACTTCAAATGCAATGGCAGGAGCTTCAGGTGATGCTAACAAAATTGCAACAGCCATTAATGCAGCTGGCTTTACCAACATTCAAGCAAGTGTGGACACTTTGAATCGCATAGTGATAGCACACAATTTAGGCGGCGAAATTAAAATCACTGACACCGATGATTTATTAAGTTTAGCAGGTTTTGTAGGAGAGTCCACTGACAATCTTTACAATGATGATGCTACTGACGGGTCAACCAACCCAGTGGTATTAAGAGCATCTAATTTTAAAATATTATCATATGTAGCAGGCACAAATAATCCAACCAGTTTGACTACTGATGGTAGATTATGGTACAGCTCTGTGGTAGATGAAGTTGACATAATGTATCACAATGGTACCACTTGGAAGGGTTACAGAGATGCAGCAGCGTTTCCTAACACTGATCCAAACGGTCCAATTGTTTCAGCCACTCAACCAACTGAACAAAGCGATGAAACAGTTTTAGTGACTGGTGACATATGGATTGACTCCAGTGATTTAGAAAACTATCCAAAAATTTACAGATGGAATTCAATCACAGCAAGATTTACAGCAGTTGACAATTCAGATCAAACCACTGAAAATGGAATCATATTTGCTGATGCAAGATATGGAACCTCTGGCACACTCAGTGAAGATCCTGCTACCATTGTAGCATTATTGACTAGTAACTTTGTAGACTTCGATGCTCCAGATCCAGCCTTGTATCCAAAAGGCATGTTGTTGTTCAACACACGCAGAAGCGGATTCAATGTGAAAAAATTCATGAGAAACTATGTGAATGTAAATGAGTCTAACACTAGGTTCCCAGAATCTATGTCTGCTTATTACCCACACAGATGGAAAACTGAATCTGCAAACCAAGTGAACGGCGCAGGCACATTTGGAAGAAAAGCACAAAGAGCAGTTGTGGTACAACAGTTACAAGCAATGTTGAATTCCAACGATGCTATTAGAGATGATGCATCAAGATTGTTCAACTTGATGGCATGTCCTGCTTACCCAGAATTAATTGGAGAAATGGTAACATTAAACTATGACAGAGGTTTGACAGCTTTTGTAATAGGTGATGCTCCATTTAGATTGGCTCCAGACGCAACTTCTTTAAATGAGTGGGCCACAAACGTAAACCTTGCAGTGCAAGACAGTGATGCAGGATTAACCACACGAGATGAATACTTAGGTGTATTTTATCCATCAGGATTTACCAGTGACAACGCTGGTAGAGATGTTGTAGTTCCACCAAGTCACATGATACTTAGAACTATTGCATTGAGCGATCAAGTTTCTTATCCTTGGTTCGCACCAGCAGGTACGAGACGTGGTGGCATTACTAATGCTTCTGCAGTTGGTTTTGTAAGCTCTGAAGGCGAATTTGTGAACACAGTATTGAATGAAGGTCAAAGAGATACATTGTACTCTTCAAATGTGAACCCAATCACAGTGATCACAGGAGCAGGTCTTGTTAACTATGGTCAAAAAACCAGAGCAAGAAATGCATCAGCATTGGACAGAATCAACGTGGCAAGATTGGTAATCTACATGAGAAGCCAGTTACAAAAATTAGCTAAACCTTATGTGTTTGAACCCAATGACAAAATCACTAGAGATGAAATCAAACAACAAACAGAAAGTTTATTGCTAGAGTTAGTAGGCACTAGAGCACTGTATGACTTCTTAGTCGTGTGCGATGAGAGCAACAACACTCCAGCCAGAATAGATCGTAATGAATTGTACTTGGACATAGCAATTGAACCAGTAAAAGCAGTTGAGTTCATTTACATACCGTTACGTTTAAAAAACACAGGGGAAATATCAGGTTTATAATTAACTTATAAATACTATTAATAGGAGAAACAATGAGTATATCTACACTATCTAAATTAACAGTACCTTTGGCCAGCAACGCAAGTGCGTCGGGTCAAGGTTTGTTGATGCCAAAACTGCAGTATCGTTTTAGAGTATCTTTGGAAAATTTTGGCGTGTCAACACCAACCACAGAATTGACAAAACAGGTGATGGACGTAACCAGACCAAATTTATCTTTTGAAAAAATTACTTTGGATGTGTACAACTCAAAAGTTTATCTAGCTGGCAAACACACTTGGGAGCCTATCACATTAAATTTAAGAGAAGATGTCAACAACAACGTTCAAAAATTAGTGGGCGAACAGTTACAGAAACAATTTGACTTCTTTGAACAATCCGCAGCAGCATCAGGAGCTGATTATAAATTCTTAACTAGAATTGAAATATTAGATGGTGGCAATGGCGCATTAAGTCCAAACATTCTAGAAACTTTTGAACTGTATGGTTGCTATTTAGAAAGCGCCAACTACAATTCTTTAGCTTATCAAGAAAACACACCCGTCAGCGTAACTCTAGCCATAGCCTATGATAATGCCATACAAACACCTAAAGGCACTGGCATTGGCACAGAAGTAGGCAGAACAATCAGTTCATTAGCCACAGGCGGCGGACAATAATCCATAATTAAATTGATTCAAAAAAGGGGTCTTACACGGCCCCTTTTTTTATTTACATAGCATAGATTTACAGCATATAAATAATAGCATGCCTAGTTTAATCAAAGGATTTTTAGATAACGTATTCAAAGGAGCTCTCAATCCCAAAGGTAATCTAGCAGATTATCAACACGCAGCAAGGATGTTTGTGGATGATAGTTTTAGACTGGCTCCAAAACAAAAATTTTTATATCACGTATCTTTTAACATCAATGATAAAGCTGCAATTTCACTTCCTAATTTTAATTCAACAGTCACTGAAGAATTAAACATGTTGGTCAAATCAGTGGATCTACCTAAGTATTCAATCACCACCACTACCAAACAACAGTATAATAAAAAAAGAAAATTGCAAACAAGACTGGATTATGATCCAATCACCATTGTGTTTCACGATGATAATTATGGAATAACCACTGCCATGTGGCAATTGTATTATCAATATTATTTTCGAGATGGCACTTACAGAACTAAAGATCGCTCAGGCAATGTGAACAGCACTGTGCCTCCACAATACAGCAGAGGTAGTTTTTACAATGATGAAGAATTTAACAAATATAGATATGGATTAGATAATGATTCTTCCTATGCTTTTTTTAATTCAATACAGATATATCAGATGGCAAGAAAAAGATACACTTGTTATACCTTGGTTAATCCATTGATTACAGCATGGCAGGGTGACACATTAGCATATGGCAACAACGACACAGCAGCAAACCAGATGACCATAGAATATGAAACAGTTTTTATCAGCAGAGGACCAGTGCAAGCTGGAATTGCTCCAAAAGGATTTGGTGGCAGACACTATGATCGATCACCCAGTCCGTTATCATTAGCTGGTGGAGGGACTCAAAGTTTACTTGGTACTGGAGGAGTCCTCAGTGGTGTTGCTGACATACTTGGTTTTGGCGGCGGTAACAGTCCGTTTTCAGACATAGAAGGATCTAATTCAAGAGGTGGAGGATCATTGTTAAAAAAAGCCATAGGCATTGCAAACGCAATTAAGAATGCTAAGAGATTAGGCAAAGATGGATTGAAGCAGGAAGGATTACAAGTGTTAAGAGGAGGACTAGAACAAATACAGAGAGGTGGAGTCAGCGGATTGGCCAACACTGTAATGCCAAAAACTAACACAGCAGCAGGCAATACCACTGTGGCAAGTTTGAAACGAGGTTTATAATATGCCAATTGATCCTAGATTATTAAGTCAACAAAATATTACAATACCAGATGAAGAAAGTGATCTGTACCAGATCAATGATGATATTATAAATCAAAATGTCAGCAATCAATCTTATGATGTGCCTGCGCCTACATTAACCTACAGCAATAATATTGGTCAAACAAAGATCAATGACAGTGCAGAACAAGTTAAAAATTTCTTTGACAAATATTTTGTTGAACCAATCAGTTTGCCAGCTGGTGAAGTAGATGCAGTGGTTGGATTTTTTGAAAAAAGAAAATTTGAAAAAACAGCAGCAGTGAGTGTTGCAACAATTTTGTTACAACAAGCAAGAATTGATAATGTGGATGTGTTTGTGTTATTAGACACACTTAAAGGAATTACAGATGTGCAACTCAGCAATGTAGTGACTGAGATTCTCAACGTGAATAGATCTAAAATTTCTACACTGGGATTCAAAGTAGAAAACACACAGAATCAATTTGAAAAACGTAACATAGTGGTATAATCATGCCTAGACATTATGCTCAAGGCAGATTTTCGTTGAAAAATCCAAACAAATACATGGGCATGAAAGATCCTTTGTATAGATCCAGTTGGGAATTTGCATTTATGAAATTTTGTGATGAAAGTCCTTCCATAGCTAGATGGGCAAGTGAGGCAGTGAAAATTCCTTACAGAAATCCCCTTACAGGAAGATACACAATTTATGTGCCAGATTTTTTTATCAACTATGTAGACAAAGGTGGTCAACCGCACGCTGAAATAATTGAAATCAAACCACAAAATCAAAGTATAAAAGAAAAAGTTGGCAGGAATGCTAACAACCAAGCCAGTTATATCTTAAACCGAGCTAAATGGGAGGCTGCCACTGTGTGGTGTCGTCAAAAAGGTTTAAAATTTAGAGTGATCAACGAAACCGATATTTTCCACCAAGGCAACAAGCGCCGATAAATAATACTATCATGACCAAAAAATTAGAAGATCTATTGAATCTACCAGAATCCCAAAACATTGTGAGTGATCAAAAAAACAAAGAAGAGCAGGAAAAATCTTTAGAAACTCAAAAAGAAACTTTAAGGGATATTGCTGAATTTGACAAGATCACTGCGGCATTGCCCATGGTCAAAGATTTAGGTATCATGGCAGATCAAGAGCTGGATGAAGTGGCCAAAAAAGCAATGTCTGCCTATGATGATCTGATGGATTTGGGCATGAATGTGGAAAGTAGATACAGCAGCAGAGTATTTGAGGTAGCAGGCAACATGCTTAAAACATCATTGGATGCCAAAGCTGCCAAAATTGATAAAAAGCTCAAAATGATAGACCTACAAATACGCAAACAAAAGATGGATAGAGATGGTGGAATTGACGATTCCAACATGGTGCAAGGGGAAGGCTATGTGATCACAGATCGCAACAGCTT